CCGGACAAAAGAGGGATTTTGCTTGTGGGCGCGCTGCCGTATGCGCGCGGGCGCATGAAAGTGGCGGGCGATTTTGAGAATCCGAAGAAAAGCGGGGAGGTGAAGACCGTGGCGGGGGACATCCGAAGAACAAAGAAATTCCGGGAGCTCAAGGGCAGCATGGAAGACAGCCTCCGCAGCCGCGGACTGATCGAACCGGTGTACACGGAGCTTTTGAGCCGCTATCTTGACCTCTGGTGTGAGTACCAGGATCTCACCGCTGACATCAACGAGCGGGGCGTGACCGTAATGGACGAGAAGCGCGGGATGCTGGTGGAAAATCGGAGCCTCACCATCCGGCACCAGACCTCGAACAAGATGCTGGACATCTACGCCGCCCTCGGCTTCCGCGATATCTCAGCTCCGAGAGCGGGAGCAAAAGCCAACAGCCCGACAGGAATGGAAGATGAGCTCTGAGCGGGAGGCGGCAGCCGCGAACGAAAAACAGAAAGCCGCGAACAAAAGACGGAAAACTGAGAACGTGAGCGGAAAGACTGAGACCATCATGAGCGGGACGCCGATCCCGGAGCCGGTGGAGGAATACCTGAAGCTGGTGGAGAGCGGGAAGCCGCGCGTGTGCCCGGAACAGACGGAGCTGGCAAAGTACATCCGGCAAACCTTCGAGCGGGAAAAGCTCACATTCGAGGCGGAGCGCTTCGAGAAATACTTAGGCCTGGAAAAGTACTTTCCCTTCGCCCTCTTTCCGTGGGAGCGCTTCCTGCTTGCACTCTGGATGTGCACATACAAGGCGCCGGGAGAACCGCGGTGGAAAAAGCTTTTCTGTATGCTCGGCCGTGGAGCGGGAAAGGACGGATTCATCGGTTTTATCGCATTCTGCGCAATAAGCCCCTATAACCCGGCGCACAGCTACGACGTGGACATCTGCGCCAATGACGAAGAGCAGGCCATGCGCCCGGTCAAGGACGTGATCGACGTGCTGGAGAAGCCGAGCCTCCTGCAGAAGCTCAAGCGCTTTTTTTACCACACGAAGGAACTGGTGCAGGGGCGGAAAAACCGGGGTGTGATCCGGGGCCGAACCAACAGCCCGACGCACCGCGACGGCATGCGTTCCGGCATGATCGTCTTCAACGAAGTACACGCCTACCAGAACTACGACAACATCAAGGTTTATCGGACAGGCCTCGGGAAAAAAGAGGAGCCGCGCGAGGGAGCCTTTACCAGCAACGGCGACGTGAGCGACGGCCCGCTGGACGATATGCTGGAGCGGGCACTCCGGATCCTGCACGGCGGCGAGGACGACAACGGTTTTCTCCCTTTCGTCTGCCGACTGCCGGACGAAAAGCTGGTAGACGACGAGGAAAACTGGGACATGGCAAACCCGTCCCTCCCGTACAGGCCGACGCTGCGGCAGGAGATCCGGGATGAATACATCGAATGGAAGGAGCACCCGGAAGAACACCAGGATTTCATGACCAAGCGCATGGGCATCCGAAAGGGCTTTAAGGAGATCGCCGTCACAGACTACGGAAACGTCAAGGCGACGAACAGGCCGCTGCCGGAGCTCGCCGGGTGGAGCTGCACGGTCGGCCTCGACTACGCGGAGCTGTCAGACTTTGCAAGCGTCAATCTCCACTTCCGCAAGGGCTCGGAACGATTTGATATCAATCACACCTGGGTGTGCCTCAAGTCCAAGACGCTGCACCGCGTAAAGGCTCCGCTCCAGCAGTGGGCGGAGGCCGGACTGCTCACCATGGTAGACGACGTGAGCATCGACCCGAAGCTTTTGGCCGAGTGGATCAGGCAGCAGGCGCAGGTCTACAACATCCGGAAGCTTGCAATGGACCAATACCGCTGGACGCTGGTGAGCGAGGCGCTGCAGGGGATCGGATTCGACGCGGGCGATAAAACGAGGGTGAAGCTGGTGCGCCCCTCCGATATCATGCAGACAGAGCCGACCATCCAGGAATGCTTCAACCGCGGCTTTTTCCGCTGGGGAGACAACCCGTGCCTGCGCTGGGCGGTGAACAACACCAAGCGCATCCGCCGGGGGAAAAAAGACGGCACCGACACCGGAAACTTTTACTATGGCAAGATCGAGGCCAAGAGCCGAAAGACAGACCCATTTATGGCGCTGGTGGCCAGCATGACCGTGGAGGAGGTGCTGGGAACCGGAGAGGCGGCGGAGCTGCCGCCGATCGGAGCCATCAGGCTATGAAAAATCAATACAGTACGTGAGCCCGCGCCCTATAAGGGCCAGCGCCGTTGAACACAGGAAAAACACTGTGTTCGGCGGCGCTTTTTTGTTTTCGGGCAGAAAGGAGGAGAGGGCCGGTGGGCCTGAACATCTTCAGGACAAAAAAACCGGCGAGCGGGACGGGGCAGATCGCGGAGGTGGACAGCCTCACCTGTGACGATGAGGTAAAGGCCGCGCTGGAAGAGTTCCAGCTGCGGGAGCTGTGCTTCTGGTCGTGCGTAAACCTGGTGGCCGATCTGGTGGGCCGCTGTGAGGTGAGAACCTACATAAACCGGGAAGAGACGCGCGGGGACGAGTACTGGCTTTGGAACTATGAGCCGAACATCAACCAGAACGCCGTGACCTTCTGGCACAAGGCGGTGGCCAAGCTCTACGAAGAGAACGAGTGCCTGATCATCCGGACACGCCGCCGCGACGGGATGGAGGCCTTTGTGGTGGCCGACGACTGGATCACGCCGCAGCACTTCCCGGCACGGCAGAACGAATACCAGGGCGTGACCGTGGGCGACATGCAGTACGACAAGACCTTTTATGAGGACGAGGTGCTGCACCTGACGCTGCATGAAAAAAACCTGCGCCCCGTGATCCAGGCCATCACGGACAGTTATATGCGCCTGGTGCAGGCGGCCATGAAGGCCTACGGCTGGGAGAACGGCCAGCACTGGAAGGTGCACGTAAACCAGATGGCGCGCGGAGATACCGAGTGGCTGAGCACCTTCCAAGCGATGCTGGCCAAACAGATCAAGCCCTTTATGGAATCCAACAGCGCCCTGCTGCCGGAATTCGACGGATACGACTTCGTAAACCTCGGCGAAAAGAACGGGACAAAGCGGGACACCCGCGACATTAAGGCCATGATCGAGGACATCCTGCTCTTCACAGCGCGGGGGATCGGCGTGGACGCCGTACTCATCGGCGGAAGCGTGGAAGCGACCGGCAACGCCTGGAAGCGGACGGTAACGCGCACGGTGGATCCCATCTGCGACCAGTTCTCCCAGGAGGCAACGCGAAAGCGTTGCGGGCGGGAGCTCTGGAAGCAGGGCACCTATATCCGCATGTCAAGCGCGGCGATTGAGCACTTCGACATTTTCAACATGGCCGCGAGCATCGAAAAGCTGATGGGCAGCGGGTGGAGCTTCAACGATATCCGCCGCGCGATCGGCGAGGAGCCCATCAATGAGGACTGGGCGAACCAGCACTTTATCACCAAAAACTTCGGGACATCGGATGCGATGGCCCAGGAAGGAGAGGGAAATGAACAGACCTAAAGCCCCGAAAGTCGGGGAGAGGGGCTGGGAGCTCCGGCAGGAGGCCGGGAGACCGGGCGTGCTCCAGCTCTACATCTACGGCTATGTAGAGGGCGACGGCTACGACTTCTGGACGGGTGAGCGGATCGACAGCGAGACATCCGCGAACCACTTCCGGGAGGAGCTGGCCAAATACCCGGACGCGCAGGAAATCGAGATCTACATCAACAGCCTAGGCGGCGACGTGGTGGAGGGCACCGCGATCTATAACCAGCTCAAGCGCCACCCGGCGAAAAAGACCGTCTTTGTGGACGGCTTCGCGGCCTCCATCGCCTCGGTGATCGCCATGGCGGGCGACGAGGTCATCATGCCGGCAAACACACTGATGATGGTGCACAACATGACCTGGGGCGTCTACGGGAACCCGGCAGAGCTCCGAAAAGCCGCCGACGACCTCGACGTCATCAACGGCACCGGGCGCGAGGCCTATCTGCTCAAGGCGGGGGACAAGCTCACGCGCGACAAGCTCACCGAGATGATGGACGCGGAGACGTGGATCCCGGCCAGAGAGTGCGTGGAGCTGGGCCTTGCTGACCGGCTGGCCGAGGAGGCAGAGCCGGAGGAGGACGGGAAAGAGCCGCAGCAGAGGGGAAGCGCCCTCCGGCTGGCCGCCTGCGCGATGGGCTTTGACCAGCTCGCCGCCCGCGCAAGAGAGGCGGAGGCCAGGGCCGCGAGAGCGGAAGCCGCCCTCCAGGAGGCCAAAAAACAGGCCTCAGAGAGCGCCGGAGAGAAAACGGGCGGGAGCCCGGAGCAGGCGGCAAAAACGCCGGAGACGGCGCAGAGCGAAACGGAGGACGGCAAAGAAGAGGACGGCGGAAACGCCGGAGCGGGCGGGGCGCGCATGAGCATTATGGAAGCGCTCTGCGGTTTGAAATAATCAACAAAAATTTGAGGAGGTCAATATGAAAAAAGACATGCTTATGCAGGACGTGAAGGAAAACGTGAGATCCCGCGAGGAGATCAGACAGGCCATGAGCGACGCCTTCAAGGCCAACGACAACGACGCCTACGCCAAGGCTGTTGACGAGCTGATGATGCACATCGGCATGGACATCCGGGAGGAGATCGAACAGAAATACAGCGATCTGCAGGACCTGAGCGACGAGCGCGCCCTGGCCATGCGCGGCGTGAAGCCCCTGACCAAGGAGGAAAAGGACTTTTACAAGGCGCTGGAGCAGAGCGTGAAGAGCGCGAAGCCGCGCCAGGCCATCGAGAACGGCAATCTTGTCATGCCGGACACCACGATCAACCGCGTTTTTGAAGAGCTCCAGACCGACCACCCCCTTCTGCGCCGCCTGAACTTCATCCCGACCGGCGCGGCGGTCAAGATCCTCGTCAACGCCAACGGCTACCAGGCCGCTCAGTGGGGCGAGCTGTGCGACGACATCATCAAGGAGGCGCTGGCGGGCTTTGCCAGACTGGATGCGAGCCTCTACAAGCTCTCCGCCTTCCTGCCGGTCTGCCTCGCCATGATCGACCTCGGCCCGGTGTGGCTGGATAACTTCGTCCGCCAGACCCTCTATGAAATGTTCGCCAACGGCATGGAGGAGGGCTTCATCGACGGCGACGGCAAGGACAAGCCCATCGGCATGAGCCGCCAGGTCGGCGCGGGCGTCGCCGTGGTGGACGGCGTTTACCCCCGCAAGGCGGAGATCACGGTGAACGATCTGAGCACCAGAACCGTGGGCGGCCTCGTGTCGATGATGGCGGTCGATCCCAACGGCAAGCCCCGCCGCGTGCGCGACCTGCTGCTGATCGTGAACCCCCTGGATTATTTCCAGCGCGTCATGCCCGCCACGACCGTGATGGCGCCGGACGGCACCTACCGCAATAACGTGATGCCCTATCCGATGGACATCATCCAGAGCCCCGCGGTACCCGTGGGCAAGGCGGCCTTCGGCATCGGCTACCGCTATCTCGCGATGCTCGGCAGCGAGAAGGCGGGCAGGATCGACTACTCCGATCACTACCAGTTCCTGGAGGACAACAGGGTCTATAAAATCAAGGGCTACGCCTACGGCCTGCCGCTGGACAACAACGCCTTCCTGTGGCTGGACATCTCCGGCCTTGAGCCGCTGGCCTACCGTGTGAACGTCGTGGATCAGCGCGAGCCCTCCACCGACGCGACCCTGACCGCCCTACGCATCGGCTCCAAGGCGCTGACCCCGGCCTTTGCGCCCAACACCACCAGCTACACCGCCGCGACCACTGACGCGACCAACACCGTCACCGCGACGCCCGCCGACGCAGGCGCGACCGTGGAGGTCAAGGTGGGCAATACCGTGATCGCAAACGGCACCGCCGCGACCTGGGCCGCGGGCAGCAACACCGTCACCGTCAAGGTGACCGCCGAGGACGGCACCACCACCAAGACCTACACGGTCACCGTCACCAAATCCTGATGAGCTGCGGGGGCGTGCCGAACATGGGGCTCCTGCTCCATGACATCAAGATCAGCCTCCACGTAACGTGGGACGACCAGGAGACCAACGAGCGCCTGACGGGCTTTATTCAGGACGGCATCGCCTACCTCGACAACAAGCTGGGGGAATCCGGGAACTACCAGGCTCCCGGACTTCCCCGGACGCTCCTCAAGGAATACGTGAGGTACGCCAGGGATGAGGCGCTGGACGTGTTTGAAAACAACTACCAGAGCCTGATCCTGGCGGCGGTCAATGACAAGGGGGTGGGCGACTATGGCAAGGCCGTGGAAAGCGCCGCGCCGCCCTGAGCACAAGGTCACGCAGGACTACAACGACGGGACGCTGACCGTCTACCGCGTGGAGGACGAGGCACAGCCGGGCTATCTCCCGCAGGAAAAGCTGACAAAACTTGTAAAGCTGCCGTACTGCCAGCGCAAGCTCGGCCTTTACCGTTATTACCAGGCAAAGCAGAACCAAACCCGGATCCAGCGGGTGCTCAGGGTGCCGCAGCCGCCCATGGAGATCACCAACCGGGACAGAGCCGAGACCGAGGACGGGAAGATCTACCGCATCGACCTGGTGCAGACCGTGCCGGATGTGTGGCCGCCGTCGCTTGACCTCACGCTCGCGGACTATACCCAGGGGGTGAGCCCATGAGCGGGACATGGTATGAGCGCATTGTGGCGGCCCACACCGCCGTCACCGATCAGGTGAGCCACGCAAAGCGCCTAAGCTCCGACCGATATTTCGTCTGGCAGGAGGAGGGCGCGGATGATCTCATCGCGAACGGACGCCACGCCGAACGCGGCCAGCGCGGAACCACCGACCTCTATACCAAGATCGAGTTTGACCCGTGGAAGGGGCGGTTTGAGGCCGCGCTGGAGGCAGCCGGAATCCCGTGGTATCTCAACTCCACGCAGTACGAGGAGGACACGGGATTCTGGCACTACGAGTGGGTCTGGGGGGTGCGCTATGGCTAAAATCGAGATGCGGGGCATGGATGCCTATCTCTCCGAGCTTCGGAAGCTGGGAGAAAACACAGAGCCCGTGTGCAAGGCGGCAGTATATGCCGGGGCCAAGGTTATCGCGGACGAAATCAAGCAGGCGACAAGCGGCCTTAACCGCGTGACGGACGCGGAAGCCATGGCAGCCTACCATGAGAAAAAACCGGTAAAAATCAGCGTATCCCAGAAAATCGGCCTCGTAAAAAGCCTGGGCATTGCGCCGATCATGGACAAATATGGCGTCGTATCAACAAAAATCGGTTTTGACGGATACAACGATGTGAAAACCGAGCGCTGGCCGAACGGACAGCCGAACGCGCTGATCGCCAGGGCGTGCGAATCCGGCTCCAGCGCCATGCTCAAGCAGCCCTTTGTGCGCCCGGCGATCCAGCGGAAAAAAGACGCCGCCCTGGAGGCCATGAAGCAGGCGGCAGACAGGGAACTCGAAAAACTGACAGGAGGTAACAGCTAAATGGATACAAGCGGATTCGCGCGCGGGCAGGTAGGCATCGGCTTTTCTTACCCGCAGGTGGCGGACTACAGCGCGGCGGCGGGCGTCGTGACCTATTCCAATGTGATGGATCTGGCGCGCGGCGTGGGCATCAACCCGCAGATCACGGTGGCAAACGCCGATAATCTTTTCTACGCGGATAACGGCGCGGTCGAGCGCGGCAAGCCGAAATTCCGTTCCGGCAACGTCGGCCTCACGGTGGACGGGCTTCTCGTCCCTGCGGAACGGAAAATCATGGGCATTCCGCAGGCGGCTACGGAGACCGTGCTGGTAGGCCAGAACAGTGTGGCATTCACGACCTACGGCAACGATCAGGACATCCCGTACGTGGGGCTCTCGGTGTGCATCAAGGTGCAGTCCAACGGGATCCCGTATTACATCGCGTGGGTGTACCGCAAGCTCCAGTTCGCGCAGTTTGACGTACCGTTTAGGACCGAAGGACAGGACATCGACTGGCAGACCACGGCGCTCTCCGCCGGGATCTTCAAGGACGATACGCCCAAACGCAACTGGAAGTGGTTTTCCGAACCGCTGGAGACGGAGCTGGAGGCCTACAACGCCGGGCGCGTCGTGCTGGGCGGGACGCCCGTGGAAGCGCTGCCCATCGTGTAAGGACTCCCTCAGCCCCAGTGTGCGCACTGGGGCAGCTCCCTCAGAGAGGGAGCCAAAAAGGAATGAAAGGACACAAAACCATGGAAATCTTCGGCCACGAATACGGCATGCTGTACACCGTCGGCGCGCAGCAGGAGCTGGCAGCGCTCTGCCCGGACGGTGACCTCTCCCGCCTCAAGGAGGTCATGAGCGGGAAAACCAGCGAAATGACCCCGGAGGCGGCAAAGATCCCGATGATCCTCTCCGACTGGCACGAGCGGGCGAAAAGCCTGGAGGCCGCGGCGGAGGGCGGGAGCTACACCCCCGCGCCCTTGAGCTGGGACGTGATCCAGATGCTCACCGTGCAGCAGTTCGGCGAGCTGATAGGCGAGGCCTTTACCTGCATGGCCCGCGACATGGGCCGAACGGTGGAGGCGGACGGCGAGGGCACGCAAAAAAAAACAGAGGCCGCGGCGGGCAGCTGATCCAGCTCAATACCGCGTGGTACCTCTTTTACGGCGTCAAATTTTTGGGAATGAGGAGGCAGGAGGTCATGACGACGCGCATCGGGGAGATGCGGGATCTGATCGACTGCCTCTCAATCTATAACGGCGCGGCGGTCAAACAAAAACCGCAGGCGATTGCGTTTTTACAGCAGATGGAGGTGGATTAAATGCCCGTAAGCATCGGCCCGCGCATCCAGGTGGACGGCGAGGAGGAATACCGGAGACAGATAAACGGAATCATTGAGCAGTCCAAAACCCTGGACGCCGAAATGAAGGCCATGGCGGCGGGATTTTCCGACACCGCCACCGAACAGGAAAAGGCAGCCGCCGCGAGCGGGAAGCTGGCCGAGCAGCTGGAGCTTGCCCGCCGGCGCACCGAGCTTGTGCGCGAGATGACCGAAAAAAGCGCCGAGGCCACAGGGGAAAACTCCACCCAGACACTCAAATGGCGGCAGGCTCTCGCCGCCGCCGAGGAGCAGCAGGCCACGCTTGAGCACGCGGTGGAGGAGAACACCAGGGCCATTGACGCCCAGGGCGACGAGATGGCCGACAGCTCGACGCAGATGGTCGGCTGGGGCGACACCCTGAACGACATCGGGGATAAGCTCGGCATCCGGATCCCGCAGGCCGCGACCGACGCCCTGAACGGGATCGACGCTTTTTCCGTCGGCACCGTGGCGCAAATGGCAGCCGTCGCCGGTGGAGCAGCCGCCGCGTACAAGGGCATTGAAGCGCTGGTGGACATCACCCTGGAGGCGGCGGAAAAGGCCGACGCGCTGCTCACACGCTCGGCACAGACAGGCATTGATGCTGAGACGCTCCAGGGCCTTGATTATGCGTCCAATTTTCTGGACTTTGAGGGTATCGACCAGAGCCTCGTCAAGCTGACCGCGAGCATGGACAAGGCCAGGGACGGCGCGGAAAAACAGGCAGAGGCCTTTGCCGCCCTCGGCGTGAGCGTCACAGACGCGGACGGCGAGCTCAAAAACAACTATGACACGTTTTTGGAGGTAATCGACGCCCTGGGCAAGGTGGAAAACGCCACCGAACGCGACGCCCTTGCAAACAATCTTTTTGGCAAGAGTTACAGTGAGCTAAAACCGCTGATTGACGCGGGAAGCAAGTCTTTGCAGGCCTTTATGGACAAGGCCAAGCAGACCGGCATCGTCCTCACCGAGGATCAGGTCAAAAAACTAGGCGAGGTGGACGACGCGCACCAGGAGCTTCAGGCGCAGATCGAGGCGACAAAAAACAAGATCGCCGTGGAGTTCGCACCGGCGACCAAGGCCGCGATGGACACCTTTGCCAACGCCGTCCAGAAGGGCGGCGACGCGCTCACAAATTCCGGCATTATCTCCGGAATCGGGTCTGCCGTGGAAAGCGTGCTGGCGCTGGTGGACGCAGGAGCAAGACTTGTGAACTCCCTACCGGATTGGATCAATCCATTGGAAAATGTGTCGCGTCAATTTGAGGGGCTGGCTATCGCCGCCTCTCTCGTAGCGGACGCGGTAGACCTTGTATCCGGTCTCATGCCCTGGAACTGGGGCAGCGGGCAGGCTACGACGGCGCTGGGCTGGAACATCGACCAGGGGCAGATGAGCCACTTCCAGCAGTACAAGTACCGGGACGGCATCGCCTACAACGCGGCCGGGGATATGGACTGGCGGGGCGGGCTGACCTGGGTCGGGGAGTCAGGCCCGGAGCTGGTGAGCCTACCGCAGGGCAGCGCGATCTATTCCAATCAGGAAAGCCGCCAGATCGCCGCGGCGGCGACCGACACCAGCCGCATTGAGAGCCTGCTGGAGCGCTGCCTCCAGCGCATGGACGGCATCGAGCGCGAGCTCGCCGACGGCGAGGCAGTCAGGAGGATGGCATAAATGGCACAGGTAACATTAGCGCCGAATGCGTGGTCCAACGATGGTAGTAGCTGGAAAACAACAGGAATCGACGACGAACACAAAATAGTTAACAGACAGAGCGGAAGCTACACCAGTAAAGTCAACATTGTGTATCGGTTTGCTTTACCAAGCAAACCAGACGCCGGAGTAAAAGTTATTGCAGATATATGGAGAACGGTTGTTTCTGGTCATGGTGGAAACATCAGAATAAATTGCACCGTCGCCAGCTCTGGAAACGCGTCACTGACGCAAAGTAAACCAACAACAACAGGGCCTGTCCAAGAAGAATTTGACTTTTCAGACCGTGATATTTTTTCGTCCGGTACAGCAACAGTAACGTTTTCAATACCGACCGCTTCCAACTATGATTACGCAAATGTCTATACGCCAAGGATGGTCTTTGACATCCCCGATCTCACCGTCACGGCCTCACCAAACAGCCTTTATGTAAATTCCAACATCACGTTGAACTTTACGAACCGGCTCGGACAGACGCTGAACGTGGATTTCTACGCGGGGAACACGAAGCTCAACGAAACCACATACACCGCGGCGAGCGACACCTTTGTGACAAAGTGCCCCGCAGAGTGGATCACCAGCGGGAACAGCGTCAACGTCACCGCCCGCGTAAGCGACAGCCTGGGACGCACGGCGACGAGCAACCAGTTCACCCTCAGCAAGATCACGGGCGGCGACGTGGGGGCAATCAGGCCGACCGGAAACGTGCCGGGCAGCGGGGAGATCACCTTTGAGTGGGCCTACACCGGGCCGGGCTCGCAGAAAAGCGCGCTGCTGGAGATCAGCTACGATCAAAATAACTGGGAGACGCTGGCGACCCTCGGCAGCGGGAACACCTCCCAAGCGAGCGCCTACCGCTTCCGCGCCGGACGGCTCTACTGGCGCGTGACCACAACAAACTCATACAACCTCACCAGTCAGGCAAGCAGCTCCGCCACGATCACCTACGACACCCTCAGCGTCGCGGCGACGCCTCAGAGCGTGATTGTCGGCGAAAATCTCAAGCTCAGCTTTACAAACCGCATCAGCAGGACGCTAAGCGTCGATCTGTACTCAGGCAATATCCGGCTGACGCCGGAAAGCCGTGAGGCGGCCAGCAACGAAATGAATCTCACCGCCGACAGCGCGTGGTTTGAGACCGCGGGCGTCGCCGGGGACAGCATGAGCGTGCAGGCGAGAGTCAGCGACGACCTGGGGAGGACGGCTAACAGCAATAACGTCACCGTCAAAAAACAGACCGGCGGCAGCGTAACGGCGATAAGCCCGACAGGAAGCCCGGCGGGAAGCAGCGCGATCACGTTTGAGTGGCAGTATGTAGGAGACGGCACGCAGGTCGGCGCGCTGCTGGAATACAGCTACGATCAAAGCAATTGGGAGACGCTTGCAAATATCACCGACAGCGGGAACATTTACCCGGTGAACGCCTACCGTTTTCAGGCCGGGAGACTCTACTGGCGCGTGACCGTCACCAACAGCTACGGCCTGACCGCACAGAAACAGAGCTCCGCCACGATCACCTACGCCACACTAAGCGTGGAGGCCAAACCCGGAACGGTGATCGTTGACGAAACCCTCACGCTCACCTTTACAAACCGCCTGAGCCGTGCAATCAGCGTCGATTTTTACGCAAACGGCATCAAACTCAATCCGTCCAGCTATACGGCAGCCTCGGAAAGTATGAACGTCACCGCCGACAGCGCGTGGTTTACCACCGCCGGAATCACGGGAACCAGCATGAGCCTGCAGGCGAGGATCCGCGACGACCTGGGAAGGACGGCAAACAGCAACAGCGTCACCGTCAAAAAGAAGACCGGCGGCAGCGTAACCCTGCTCAGGCCGACGGGAAGCCCGCCGGGAAACGACGAAATCATTTTTGAGTGGCAATACAACGGGGACGGCACGCAGCGCAGCGCGCTGGTGGAGTACAGCTATGATCAAAGCAGCTGGCAAACGCTGACAAACACCGCGGACAGCCTGTACAGAGCCACGAGCTACCGCTTCCGGACCGGGCGGCTCTATTGGCGCGTAACCGTCACCAACAGCTACGGTCTCACCGCACAGGCGCAGAGCTCGGTGACAATCACCTATGACACCCTCAGCGTCGCAGCGACGCCGCAGAGCCTTTATACCGGCGCCGCCATCACGCTTGATTTCACCAACCGCCTGAGCCGCGCGATCAGCGTCGATTTTTACTCCAGCAATATCAAGCTCAATCCCTCCAGCTATACGGCGAGAAGCGACAGAATGCTTGTTACCGCCGACAGCGCCTGGTTTAACACCGCAGGCGTCGCCGGGGACAGCATGAGCGTCCAGGCGAGAGTCAGCGACGATCTGGGACGCACGGCGACGAGCAACAACGTCACCGTCAACAGGCCGCAGGGAATGAGAGCGTCCCCAAGCTCTCCGCGCTCCGAGCAGATGGACGGCGCAGGCAAGATCCCGTTCACCTGGACGGCAAGCGGCGACGGCGAGATCGTGACGTCTCAAATCCGGTGGGGCCTGAACGGCGTCGACTGGTCGGAGCCGATCTCCATCGGAGACGGGGAAACGATCTGGCGGGCTGACCCGCTGATTTTCCCGGCGGGCACAATCTACTGGCAGGTCAGGATATCCAAAAACAGCTTCGGGCTCGTGGGCGAGTGGAGCAGCTCGGCGCAGTTTACGGTCAAATACAACGCCGTTTCTCAGGTTGTGCCGGTCAACAGTCCCACAAGCGGAAATATCAGCGCGAGCATAGACGAGACCTTCAGCGTCGCGCTGGAGGCAAACGGGCCGGTATACAGTCCGTTTGTCGTGCAGGAGGCGACGTACTACTGGCGCTCGAATGAGATGGGCAGCTTTACCGCCGTGGCCATGACGCCAAGCGGAAACAGCGCGAGCGTCACGATCCCCGCGGGCACTTTTGAGAGCGGAGAACTGGAGTGGTACGCGAGCGCGACCGATACCACCGGGCGCACGACGCAGACAGACACATTCACGTTGACCGCACTGGTGGCCAACATTGAGGCCGTGCCGCTGTCTCCGATCAACACCGTTGAGGCGGGCAACGCGCCGATTACCTTCCGCTGGCGATACGCCAGTTTGGACGGATCGCCGCAGACGAGGGCAGATCTGCAGTACAGCGCCAACGGCAGCACATGGACGCAATTCGGCACCGCCTACGGCAGCGATACCAGTTTCACGGCACCGGCTGACACTTTTCCGGGGCGCTCAATCCTTTGGAGAGTCTGCGCTTACAACGCGGACGACATCGCAGGGCCGTGGTCAAGCGCAGTCGCTTTTGTGGTGGTCGGGGCTACCGTGATCACAGCCGTGGAGGGAGACGGAAAACCTTTCTTGACGGTCTCGTGGCAGACACTGGATCAGCTTGCCTATGAGGTGCGGATCGACGGGCAGATTTACGGCCCTTACAGAGACGAGAGCGCGCGCCGCCTCCAGGTGCGCGAGCCGCTGGCGGACGGAATCCACGACATCGCCGTGCGGGCGCAGAACAGGTACAGTCTCTGGAGCGCCTGGAAAGAGGCGCAGACCTCGGTGCAAAACGTACCGGGGCGAACGGTGTACATCAGCCGGGCAATCGACATCTCGACAGGAGAACCGCTGGTGACGCCGGGCGCT